ATTATAAACCGATTAAATTCTTTTTCTGAACCTGTTAGAGCTAATACCGCACAGGAATCAGCAGTCAAGGGAGGAAACGCAGATGAGTAATCCATTATTCAATGCCCTCGGTGGTGGGATGTCACAGGGAAACGGGCCAATGCAGATGATACAGCAGTTCATGCAATTTAGACAGAATTTTAAGGGAGACCCGAAAGCAGAAGTTGAGAAGATGTTACAGTCTGGGAAGATTTCTCAACAGCAACTTAATCAGGTTCAGCAGATGGCAGGGCAATTCCAGCACATGTTGAAAGGAATGAAATAGTACATTACAATCTGGCCAGATTGATGTAAATACACAAAAAAGGAGATTATATTATGGATGGAAATTATAGCTTAGCAGATATCGCCGCCGCTACTGGAAACGGTAGAAATAATGACGGCATGTTTGGCGGAGATGGTAGCTGGTGGATTATTGTTTTATTCATTTTTGCTTTCTTCGGATGGGGAAACAACGGCTGGGGCAATAATGGCAATGGCGGCGGATATGCAGCCACAGCAGCTACTCAGGCAGACATTCAGAGAGGATTCGACAATTCAGCGGTAATCAGCAAACTTGACGGAATCAACAGTGGCCTGTGCGATGGCTTTTATGCCATGAATAACGGTATGCTTACTGGATTCAATGGAATCAACACCAACATCATGCAGACCGGCTTCGGAATCCAGCAGGCTATTAATGCCGATACTGTGGCTAATATGCAGAATACCAATGCTTTACAGGCACAGCTTGCGAACTGTTGCTGCGAAACCAGAGAAGCAATTCAGGGCGTAAATTACAATATGGCACAGAATACCTGCGCATTGCAGAACACAATGAACAGTAACACAAGAGACATTATTGACAGTCAGAATGCAGGAACAAGAGCCATTCTTGACTATCTTTGCAATGAAAAGATTTCTAGTCTGCAGGCTGAGAATAATGATCTCAGACGTGCTGCATCTCAGGATCGCCAGAGTGCACTTCTCACAACTGCAATGGCTTCTCAGACACAGCAGCTCATTAATGCAATCAATCCAGCACCGATTCCGGCATATCAGGTTCCTAACCCGAACACATATTACGGATGTGGATGCGGATGCAACACCGGATGCAATTGTTAACAACTTCATATCGAGAGTATCTTTCGATTGATTTCGGATGTCGGCTTATGCCGTATTACACAGAGGGGCAGGCTGAGACCTGTCCTTTTGTGATATGAAAGGAGTATTTTTATGGCAGAATTTACAAATGTAGCTGCTCAGACCGTAACAGCAAAAGGGAATGTAGTATTTTCAAACGTGGCAGTTAAAGGTTCTAACTGCATTCAGCACAGAGAGGGAAGTGGAATCATCACTCTGAGAGGGCTTACTAACCAGTGCAAGGCTAGATTTTTCGTGGACTTCTCTGGTAATATCGCGATTCCAACAGGCGGTACAGTTGAAGCTATCTCTTTGGCAATTGCAATCTCTGGAGAACCAGTATTATCTTCTCAGATGATTTCCACACCGGCAGCAGTAGATCAGTATAATAATGTATCTTCTGGAATTTACGTGGATGTACCACGCGGATGTTGCGTTAATATTGCAGTAGAGAACACCAGTGATCAGGCTATTTCTGTTGCGAACGCAAACATTGTTGTAACAAGAGAAGCGTAGGAGGTGTGATTATGAGAGACATTAAAGACTTATGCGCAAGAATCGAAGATGAACTTTCCAAAATCGCTGATAATGGGCTGACTACCGGAAATCTGGAAATGACATACAAACTGATTGATATGTATAAAGATGTCAAGAATACGCAGTACTGGGATAAAAAAGTGGAGTATTACAACACTGTCCTTGATGAGATGCGTGGCGGATACAATGACGATTACAGTGAACGTGGAAGAAAGCGCGACAGTATGGGGAGATACAGTTCAAATGACGGCAGAATGATGCCAGATTACGACAGAGGCAGTTCTTATGCTAGACGTGGTGAACATTATGTCAGAGGGCATTATAGCCGTTCTGACGGACGAGATGCTTATGACGACTACATGACGCAGAAACAGAGCTATCGTTCCGGCAAATCTGAGGACTGCAAAAGAAAGATGCTTGCCGCTCTGGAAGAACATCTGGACGAGCTCACAACAGAAATGAGCGATATGTCCAAGGATGCAGAGTGCCGGGAGGAACGTGATCTTGTCAAGAGATACGTAGAAAAACTTCGTGATATGCTCTAAAAACGCAAAAGTGGTAGAGAGGTAGTTAAAAGAAATCTGTTATAATGTAATTGTGCAGCAGGAAGCACAAGTAAAACGGTTGTTTTTGACATTTTCGTTTTAATCCTCCTTCCTTTAATTTAGTAGCTGGTACGCACGCTTTAACGGAAAGTTGAACAGGTTCGAATCCTGTCGTGCGTATTTGCCATCTGGCACGCAAGATGGCTCACCTCCTTGATTAAGGTTTTTGTTATTCATACTTTTCTTTTAAAAAAGAAATAAATATCCGAAACAACTCGTGGCAGGCATGACACGTTAAACACCTTGCTAACCCGGGAATCCGGGTTATGTGGAATGTACGCTAGTGGAAAACTGACAGAGTCGCGCTCTGGTCTCCGGTTCGATTCCGGGCGCTCCGCTTTAATCCGCTTAGAGTTAAGCTGTTTGTATACAGGTGGTCTATGTCTCAGGTGGATTTACGCTATAGCGAAAGAAGTGAAATTCACCCCAGTTTCTTTTTAGAGGGTTGGCCGTTATAGGCGGCATGGAATGTAGCTCAGTGGTAGATCGCACTGTAAATGTGAGGTCGCAGGTTCGATTCCTGCCTTTCCGATTACCTTGCCAGTGGTCTAACTGGCTTAATCCATTTACCTGCGGCGGCAGGTCAATAAACACGACCAGGAGGATGTTATGCAGAAACTTATTGACACTTTAAAATCATTTGGAATTGAAATCCCGGAGGATAAACAGGCAGATGTAAAGAAAGCACTTTCTGAGAATTACAAGAACGCAAAGGAAGTGGCGAAAACTCTGTCAAAAGTTGAGGGAGAACGAGATAACTGGAAAGAACGTGCTGAGACAGCAGAAGAAACCTTAAAAGGTTTTGACGGTATCGACCCGGCAAATATTAAAAGTGAGTTAGAGACTTGGAAACAGAAAGCGGCAGATGCAGAGAAAGAATTCAACGCGAAAATCTATGACCGTGATTTCTCAGACGCACTCAAAGCGGCACTCGACAATGTTAAGTTTTCCAGTGAAGCTGCAAAGAAGTCTGTTATGGCAGACGTTAAAGAAGCCGGATTGAAGCTGAAAGATGGCAAAATCCTTGGATTAAACGACCTGATCGAACAGATGAAACAGTCTGACGCATCCGCTTTTGTGGATGAATCTCAGCAGCAGGCTCAGCAGAATCAGGCAAGATTTACCACTCATGTTGGACAGCAGCAGACACCGGGAAACATGACAAAGAAAGATATCGAAGCAATCAAAGACCCGTCCGAGAGACAGGCTGCAATTGCTCAGAACATCCAGTTATTCCAGTGATTTTTTTACACCGACTATACGCCAGAGTATAGCCGCTAACCCAATACCTTAAAAAATATGGGTAGAAAGGATTTTTTATATGGCAGCAAAAGCTAATCTTATTATGACAAATGATATTCAGGTCACAGCACGTGAGATTGACTTTGTTACCAGATTCGAAAGAAACTGGCAGCACTTACGTGATATTCTGGGTATCATGAGACCTATCAAAAAACAGCCGGGTGCTGTACTCAAGTCTAAGTATGCAGAAGGTACTTTACAGAGCGGAAAAGTGGCAGAGGGCGAGGAAATCCCTTACAGCAAGTTTACTGTAAAAGAAAAGAACTATGCGGAAATGACTATCGAGAAGTACGCAAAGGCTGTATCTATTGAAGCAATCAAGGATCACGGTTATGAGAACGCTGTTCAGATGACTGACGATGAGTTCCTTTTCCAGCTTCAGACTGATGTTACCGGAAGATTCTATGACTATCTGAAAACCGGTACACTTACTTCCACAGAAACTACATTCCAGATGGCTCTGGCAATGGCTAAGGGTCGAGTAGAAAACAAATTCAAGCAGATGCACAGAAATGTGACTGGTGTTGTTGGATTTGTGAATATTCTGGACGTATATGAATATCTCGGAGCAGCTGAGATTACTATTCAGAACCAGTTCGGATTCCAGTATATGAAGGATTTTATGGGATTCAACACAATCTTTTTACTGTCTGACAGCGAAATCCCGAGAGGACAGGTTATTGCTACTCCTGTTGAGAACATTGTCCTGTACTATGTAGACCCGAACGAATCTGACTTCGCAAGAGCAGGACTTGTATACACCGTATCTGGTGAGACAAACCTGATCGGATTCCACACTCAGGGCAACTATCACACAGCAGTGTCCGAAGCGTTCGCAGTTATGGGACTTACTCTTTTTGCGGAGTACATTGACGCAATCGCAGTAATCACCATTGATGAGACACCAACACTTGGTACTCTGACAGTAACATCTGCGGCAGGAACAGTAACTGGTGATACAAAAATCACTGTAAATCCGGCTAAGGAAAACTCCAACAACGTATACAAATACAAAGTTGCAACAGACGCAGTAACTGTTGGATATGGACAGAACCTCAGGAACTGGACTTCTTGGGACGGAAAAGCTGACATCAAGGCGGCAACCGGACAGAAGATCACAGTAGTTGAGTGCGATGGAACATACAAGGCACTGAATGCCGGAAGTGCGAGCGTAACAGCAAAATCATAAACACAGGAGGTAACTGGCATGGCTTATGCAGATTATAAATTCTATACAGAATCATTCGGCAATGTCGTGCCAGAATCCGACTTTCCACGGCTGGCAGAAAGAGCCAGTGATTTTGTGGACACAATGACATTTGACAGGTTGGTGGATGGACTGCCAGAAAATGAACGCTCACAGAAGCGCATCAAAAAGGCGGTCTGTTCATTGGCTGAATTAATGTATCAGATTGAGCTTGCTGAAAAGAATGCTATCAATCAGGCATCGGCAAATGTAACCGACATAAATGTCGGGAACATCTCAACAGGCATTGTAACATCTGTATCTTCTGGCAGTGAATCCATCTCTTACGCAACACCTCAACAGATTGGGGCGAGTGCAAAAGAATGGAGCGCGGTATATGCCGCCGCCGGAGATGCGCAGAAAACGAACGACTTACTCTTAAAGACGGCTTTGCCGCTTCTGATGGGAGTAAGGACGGATGATGGCATACCGATATTGTATGCGGGAGTGTGAGTATGAAATATGTACGAATAAAACCGACTATAATTGAAGCTATTCAGTGTTTTGCCACTCCTAAAGGTATAGCTCAAATTGAAAAATTTGTTGGCAATTCGGTAAAAATTAATAACAAATTTAACCCACCTAACATTGAGATTTCCGCATATCCTGCTCCATTTAGAGATGGCGAAATGGCTGATTCGGTACTCGTAGAGCCTGGGGATTACGTCTTGTGTGATGAAGAAGGATATTTCGATACAATGACAAAGGATGAGTTTGAAGAAGAATTTAAGGAGGTATCTGAATAATGGACATTTCAACATTAGGCTCATGTATCGCAATCGTTATGATTTGCTACATCGTAGGAATGGGCTGTAAAGCATCAAAAAGAATCTCTGATGAATGGATTCCGGTAATCATGGCGGTTATTGGTGGCATTCTCGGAGCTGTCGGGATGGGAGTTATCCCGGATTTCCCGGCATCGGACTATATCACGGCGGTTGCAGTCGGTATGTTTAACGGATTGTCGGCTACTGGTGTGAATCAGGTTATTAAGCAGACAGTGCAGAAAGAATAATTAAGGAGAGGGTATCATGTATAGCAAAACTGTGACGATTTTTGATTATTATGAATCAGCCACGACAGGAGATGCATACTGGTATCCTCATGTTTTATCCGGTGTTGACCTCATTACGGACAAGGGGGCAATTCTTAAAAAGTACGGACCAGACGCAACTGACAACGCACAGTTACACATTCGTTATACTGTTCAGAATGGCGATATAACCATTACCGATAAAAACGGCAAGATTCTTCCATGGATTCCACCTAAAGAGTGGAAACAGCAGATTAACAACGCTCTGGAAGACACTATCACATTCTCAGATGAGTCGTTCTTCTGGGAGGGTGAGTGGACTGGCGGAACGGTAATTGACAGTGATTATCGGAGCGGATTCTACCAGTACATGAATGAGAACAAGGATAACGTGTTTAAGATTACCAGTGTTGGCGGTCCGTACACACTGATTCCACACTTTGAGATTTTGGGTAAGTGATATGAGTAAAATTCATCATTTCAAAGGATTCTCCATAGTCGATGGAGATATGAAAATCAAACTGAATATGGACAGGTTCTCAAGGCAGTATCAAGAAGCCCAGTATCTCCTTGATGGAATGGTTATGGACAGTATGGTGCCGTTTATGCCGATGATTACAGGGGACTTTATCAACCGAACAAGAGTTGAGAGTACATCCTTACAAGGAACTGGGAAAGTATGCGCGGCGGCGGCTCCTTATGGACGTTTTCTGTACGAGGGGAAAGGAATGGTTGATGAAGCAACTGGAAGTCCCTACGCAAGACGTGGAGCAAAGAAAGTTCTTGTTAGTCAGTTTTCTGGTCAGACAGCCGCAAAGGAAAATCTTGAATACACCAAACAAATTCACCCACAGGCACAAGCAAAGTGGTTCGATGCCGCTAAACGACAATACGGCGACACATGGATTCGTAAAGTAAAAGCACAGGCAGGAGGTGGCAGACATGGCGGATAAACCTATCGGAAAAGATGCAACTGGATATGAGATTCTGACAGATGCCATGAAAGCACTTCTAAACCAGTATCCAGGGTTATACGAAAATGAAACAATCAAGTTTGAAGAACTCGGCAAAGAATCAGGAATTGCGTTCTCGGCAGACAACGGGGCGTTGATCTATTCAGAGAAAGAAGACGTTTGCGGAACGATGCATCAGGTATGTCAGTACCCATTTTACGTGGTATATCGTACAGCATCTGACAAAGAAAGGCAGAAACTATCTGTTCAGAAGTTCCTTGACAATCTCGGTAAATGGATATGCCGGGAACCAGTTATTATAAATGGCTCTGAGACGCGTTTAAATGTGTTTCCAGAGCTTTCACAGGGGCGAGTGATAAAACGTATCACACGTGACAACTCCTATGGTTTAGAACCGCAGGAGAGCGGCGTACAGGACTGGTTGTTACCATTGTCGGTGCGCTACGAAAATACTTACGAAGCAATATAACAAGTAACAACCGGCTATCAATTGGAGATAGTCGCTAACCTACACAGCCTTTTAAAGTTATAGGCAGAAAGGACATTTCTATGCCAGTTACAGGAAAAATTGACCGTAAATATATGGCTCATTATATCGACGCAGGCTCCCTCTGCGGAGGACTGACGCCGAAATATGAGCGTCTTGGAAAAGACCTGGAAGAGTACAATGTAGAACTCAATCCAGACACTGAAACATCTAAAAACATTCTTGGAGAATCCACATTTAAGCATAACGGCTACGAAGTTTCTTCTGACGCTGATCCATTCTATGCAGACACTACTTCTGATCTGTTCACAGCATTGCAGAAGATCGTAGACAACAGATACAAAGACGATAATCTCAAAACAAAAGCAGTTGAGGTTCATCTCTGGACAGAAGCCACAGCAGGCAAGTATGAAGCATATCAGCAGGACTGCTACGTTGTGCCGACTTCCTACGGTGGTGATACATCTGGCTACCAGATTCCATTTACTGTCAACTATACCGGCGAGCGCGTAAAAGGAAAATTTGATATCAGTTCCGGCACATTTACAGCTGACAGCGAATAATTTTTAGGAGGATATAGAAAATGGCAAAAACAATTAATACAAACATTGATGATGGATTTCTTCTTTTCACATTCACAAACAAACAGGGTGAAGTGTTCTCTTCATTTAAGCTGAACCCTACCGACATTAACGTTGCAGCAAGAGCGGAAGAATTGGAAACTTTCTTTGAGCAGGCTCAGGAATCTGTTAAAAATGTTTCTTCCAGCAAAGAGATGGCTGAGATTAATAAGCAGATTGAGGACAAAATCAATTATATGCTCGGATATGAAGCATCTAAGGATTTATTTAAAGAACCAATTACCGCAACAACTGTTTTTGGAAATGGTCAGGTATTCGCTTATATCGTCCTTGACAAAATCAATGAAGCACTTACTCCAGAGATTGAAAAGAGAAAGAAAAAAATGCAGGAAGTGGTCAATAAGTACACGGAGAAGTATACAAAATGACCGCCTATGAGTTGCCCACCTCACTAAATATCAGTGGGGTGGATTTTTCTATCAGAACGGATTTTCGAGTAATTATTGACATTCTGGTCGCCATGAATGACCCAGAATTGGACGAACAGGCGAAAGCTGTTGTTATGTTACAGATTTTGTTTGAGGACTGGCAAAGCATACCCCCAGAACATCTTACAGAAGCTTGTCAGAAAGCTTGCGAGTTTATTGACTGTGGTCAAGTTGATGATAGTTCGAATAAGTCTAAGCCCCGTTTGATGGACTGGGAACAGGACGGAGATATGATTGTTCCGGCAGTAAACAAGGTTGCTGGTAAAGAAATCAGATCAGTACCTTATATGCACTGGTGGACGTTTTTTGGATACTTTATGGAATCTGGCGAGTGCCTGTTCAACACCGTAGTTGGAATCCGGTCAAAAAAAGCAAAGGGCGAAAAGTTCGATAAATGGGAAAAGAAATTCTATCAAGAGAATAAAAACATAATTGACATAAAAACACGTCTCAGCGACGAGGAGCAAGCTTATAAAGATAAGCTGAATGAGATGTTGAACCTCAAATAGTTAGGAGGTGGACACATGGCTGCTGATGGCTCAGTCATTATTGATACCAGAATGGACACATCAGGCGTGCAAAACGGCGTATCAGCAATCAGGCAGTCTTTTAACGGACTTGGCAGCGTAGTAAAAAAAATAGGCGTACTGATTGGCGGAGCATTTGCGATTGGAAAACTGACGCAGTTCGGTAAGGAATGCGTAGAACTCGGCTCTAACCTTGCCGAAGTGCAGAACGTGGTTGATGTTACATTCACAACCATGTCGGACAAGGTAAACGAATTTGCAAAGAATGCTATGACCTCTGCCGGACTGTCAGAAACCATGGCAAAACAGTATGTCGGAACGTTCGGAGCAATGTCTAAGTCGTTCGGTTTCTCCGAAGCACAGGCTTACGACATGTCAACAGCTCTGACACAGCTGACTGGTGACGTAGCATCATTTTACAACATCAGTCAGGACTTAGCCTATATCAAACTGAAATCAGTGTTTACAGGTGAAACGGAAACACTCAAGGACCTCGGCGTGGTAATGACTCAGTCGGCACTTGACCAGTACGCACTTGCAAACGGCTACGGCAAAACCACATCTGAAATGACAGAACAGGAGAAAGTGGCTCTTCGTTTGGCTTTTGTGCAGAAACAGCTATCTACCGCATCTGGTGATTTCATTCGAACATCTGACTCATGGGCGAACCAAGTGCGAGTGATGCAGCTGCAGTTACAATCTCTCAAGGCAACAGTCGGACAGGGATTAATCAATCTCTTCACTCCCGTTTTGAGAGTTATTAATATTTTACTGGGCAAACTGGCAACTCTGGCGAATGCCTTCAAGTCATTTACGGAGTTAATCACCGGGAAAAAATCTTCTGGTCAGACAGGTGCAAGTGGCGCAGGTCTTGCCGGGACAGATGCAATAGCTGATACGGCAGACCAATATGGAAATGCTGCCGACAATGCCGAAAAACTGGCAGATGCAACAAATGATACAGCGGACGCAACTAAAAAAGCTACTAAAGCGGCAAAAGGATACCTTAGTCCTTTGGATGAAATAAATAATTACTCAACGGATAAAAGTGCGGATTCATCGCCAAAAGTACCGGGCGCAACCGGCGGACTTGCAGATCAGATGAAGGATGCTGTACAAAATGTTGATTACGGAAAGGTTGCAGAAGGCGAGACAGTTCTTGACAAAATGTCAAAACCACTAAAGAAGATAATTGACAGATTTAAACAGCTGGCTAAGTTAATCGCAAAAGGATTCTGGGATGGGTTAGGAGACTACGAGCCGATTTTTGACGGAATAAAGAAAGACCTTGATTCCATATGGAAATCTTTAAAGGATATCTTCACTGACCCAGAAGTTACCAAAGCAGCAAATAATTTTTTAGATTCATTTGCGTATGCGATTGGACAAGTTGCTGGCTCATTTGCCAGAATCGGATTAACAATTGCGCAAAACATTATAGGCGGAATTGAAAAGTTTTTAAAGCAGAACACGCAAAGAATAAAGAACTATCTGATAGATATGTTCAACATCGGTGCCGAAATTTCACAAATCGCGGGAAATCTTGCAGTTGCTTTCGCTGATGTTTTCTCAGTTTTTGGTGGAGAAACCGCACAGCAGATTACAGCGGATTTAATCGGAATCTTTGCTGAAATCGGAATGGTTCTTACAGAAACGGCTGCAAAACTTGGCAGAGATATCCTTAACATGATTGCACAGCCTTTTATCGACAACAAGGACATTTTGAAGTCAGCAATCGAGGGTAGTCTCGGAGCAATAGAAACCGTAACAAGCGGGGTCTTAACAGTTGTTCAAAACCTTAGTGACGCAATATCGAGGTTATACGATGAACATGTAAAACCGTTCTTTGATTCTATAGCAGATGGACTATCAAGCATATTTGAAACTCTGATAACCGGATATAACACATACATTCTTCCGGTGCTACAAGGACTGGCGGAACAAATCAAAGGGCTGTTAGAGGGACCATTAGGGGACGCGATTTTAAAGATAGAAACATTCCTCGGAAAACTCATTGATTCTCTGAAGCTTCTGTGGGAGTCAGTGTTAGTGCCTTTAATTAACTGGATAATCGCGAATTTACTTCCAGTTGTGGCAGAAATAATTGACGTTGTAGGCACTGTGGCAATCAAAGTCATAAAATCATTAATTAAAATTATTGGTGACGTAGCAGACACACTGAGCGGAATCATTGATTTTCTTGTCGGCGTTTTCACAGGAGACTGGGAACTGGCTTGGCAGGGAATAAAAGAGATTGCGGATGGAGCATGGAATTTTATCAAAGATGTTGTGTCGGGTGCGTGGGAGATAATTAAAACCGTAACAAAAGGCGCGTCAAACATAATAAAGAGCATCATCAGCACTGCTTGGAATGCGATTAAAGCATTAACTTCAACAATCTGGAACGCAATCAAAAAGACACTTTCTGGCCTTTGGAACTCTCTTAAATCCACAGCCAGCACAGTATTTAATGCAATTAAAACAAAAGTTGCGAGCGTGTGGGATAGCGTAAAGAATAAAACATCTCAAGTATGGGAAAACGTAACTACATTTGTTTCTAATAAAGTAGAAGCGATAAAAAATGCTATCACTAATAAGTTTAACGCCGCCAGAGATGCAGTCAAATCTGCATTTGAAGGTATCGTGAATTTCATCAAAGCTCCGATTAATCAGGCAATCAGCATTGTTAATGATGCAATTGGGAAGATCAATAATGCAATTGGCGGAATTGAATCTGCATTTTCTTTCGGGCCTTGGACTATTCAGACGCCGTGGGGGTCAAAGACTATTGGATTTCGTGCAACATTTCCACGTGTCGAAACTCTCCCGTATCTGGCCAGTGGTGCAGTTATTCCACCAAGGTCAGAATTCCTTGCAGTACTAGGTGACCAGAAAAAAGGCAATAACTTAGAAGCACCGGAAAGCCTGTTGCGTCAGATTGTCCGGGAAGAATCAGGAAAAGGACAGGGAGACGGAAATACCTACAATGTTACAGTTAATGCATCTGGCAGAAAACTGTTAGATATTATTATTAGTGAAGCTGAAATGAGAAGAAACCGGAACGGGAAGAACCCATTTGAGTTAGCATAAGGAGAAGAATATGGCGCAGGAACAATTCAAAATAGACAACGTTGTTATAAGAGCACCGGACAGTTACAAACCGGTGTTCGCAACCACTTCTACGGAAGATTCTAAAAGAAGTCAGGATTTGATTATGCACAATACACCAATGGGAACAATTGGTGGGTATGACATGCAATGGGGCGAGCTTACATGGGCTGAAATAGCAACCATACTAAATACTGTACTTAACAAAAGTCAATTCACATTCCACCATAAAGACCCAACTGTTCCGGGAAGATGGATAGACAGAACATTCTACGCATCAAATTTCAACATGGCTGCGCAAACTCTGAAAGATGGGGAAGAAAAGTGGACAGATTTGTCTATTAATGTAAGGAGGATTGAGCCGATTTGATAAATGTATCTACTCAGTTGAAGAAAGAATCTCTTACAAACAGAAATTATTACGTGACAGCAAATGTTACATTGTCAAATGGTACAACTCTTAAGCTAGGCAAAAAAGACTTTTATCTGTCTGGAAATAGTCTCGTAGATTCAGCAGACTCTGGGGACTTCCCGGTGGGTGTAGCAATAGAAAAAACGGCAAGTTTATCATTGGTAAATGATGACGGGCGCTTTGACGGATATAATTTTAACGCCGCAAGGTTTGCTATCTTTCTCAATGTGCAGTTATCCGACAGGATAGAAGCTATAAAGAGAGGTACTTACATTGTGTCGAAAAAGCCTGCAACGGCGAGCGAAATAAGTCTTTCTCTCTTAGATAAAATGCACAATGCTGATAAGACATATGATTCTAACCTGTCTTTTCCTTGTACAGTCAAGGAACTGCTCTCAGAATGCTGCCAGCAATGTGGAATCACTCTTGGAGATGCAGTGTTTCCAAATGCGGATTTTCAGATTCAGAAAGCGCCATCTAATGCGACATACCGTACAATAATCGGAATGTGTGCCGGGATAGCCGGTGGAAATGCAAGAATCGACGAAAATGACTTACTCAGGATTATTACGTTTGATAAGACATTTACCAATACGACTATTTACGATGGTGGAGCAGTAAAGAACTGGACAAATGGTGATGATCTGGATGGCGGCACGCTTAATCCATGGACAATGGGGACTGTGATTGATGGTGGTACGTTAAGCAATAACGATTATCACGCGTTATTTTCAATTCAGAATCTACAATATGACGTAGACGATGTTATTGTAACAGGTGTCAAATATGTAGAAGATGAGACCGAATATATGTCAGGCCAGGACGGCTATGTGATTACTATTGACAATCAGCTATTGTCGGGCAATGCACAGGCAGGAGTCGAAGCTATTGGAAATCAATTAATCGGTTTGCGAATGCGTCCTTTCTCATGTGACGGAATTGCCAACGGATACGCCACTTTCGGCGATCCAGTCGAATTTATTGACACAAAGAATCGTGTTTTTAGATCATTTGCAACTAATGTAGAATTTGTGTTTGGTGGCTCAACATCATGGAACTGTGGCGCAAAGAGTGCTGAAGAAGATGCAAGCGAGTTTATTGGTGGACAGCAGGCAGTGGTAGAACAAGCAAAAAAAGACACAGAGAAAAAGCTATCTGCATATGACGTAAAGCTCAAACAGATGAATGAACTTGCAGCGAACACGCTGGGTTTCTTCTATACAGAGGAAGCACAAGAAGATGGTTCCGTAATTACGTACCGGCATGATAAGCCTACACTTGCTGATTCTAAAGTAATTTATAAAACAAGTGCTGATGGATTCTTCTTGTCAGTAGACGGCGGTCAGACATGGAAAGCCGGCTTTGATAGTAATGGAGATGCCGTTCTGAATATTCTCTATGCCATCGGTATTCAATCAGAATGGATTAACACGAGAGGTTTTACAGCAAAAGACAATAATGGGAATACGACATTAAGAATAGATGCCAACACAGGCGCTGTCACATTAGAGGTTGAAAACTTTACACTGAAAAGTAGAACTATTGAACAGATTGCCAAGGACGTTGTGGATGGGTCAGTTCGTAATGTGACTATCCCGAACTATTATGGCACGTATACACCAACATTGCAGAATTATCCGGCATCTGAGTGGAAAAGTGAAGAATATGAAAAGCATGACGGCTCGATATTCATGAACTTCTCTACAAGCCAGGTATATATGTTTTCTGGGACTGATGGCGCTTGGCGGGAACTGGACGCTGAAAAAATTGTCAATTTTGAAAGAGTTTTTAACGCTTTAACGGATAACGGTAAGCAAGAGGGAATTTATATGCAGAACGGACATCTGTATATAAATGCTTCCTATATTAAGTCCGGCCAGATTTCAGCTGATTTAATTAGCTTGAAAAACATTAATGTTACAAACAGTTCTGGAACATCAACATTTGCGATTGATAACTACGGAAATGTTACGCTCAGACCTGATACATTTGTATTAACAAATGGTGATACAATATATAGTGTTGCGGAAGACAAAGCTTCGACAGCGCTATCAAGTGCAAACAGCTATACAGATAAAGTGCTCAGTGATCTCGACATAGGAAAAATGTCCAAGCAAGAGATTATTAATGTGCTAAGCGATAACAGCAGCAATAAAGGCCTGTATCTATCAAATGGCAATGTGTACATGAATGCCGATTATATTAACACAGGCGAATTAGCAGGATGGAAAGTTGGAATTAAAAAGCTTTCAGCAAGTGGCACGTATGGAGAAGTAATACTAGATGCTTCAACTGGAGAGATCTATTCAGAGACGAATACAGGAATATATGTACCGGGGTACGGGACATTGTATGGAACGCGTATTAGAGGAATCAATCTTTATACAGGAACCGTACATGCAAGTTCAGCCTCGTTTAATAAAAGTGTTTCGGCGAGCAGCGTTTCGGCAGACAGTGTTTCGGCGGACAGTGTTTCGACATCAAAAAAAGTTACAGTAGGTACGCACGTAGAAGCCAGTGGTCATTTCTATAGCATCGGAACGGGGACAGACCTTGCGGATTTAAGTGTCCGAGGGACAAAGAAGAGGATTTTTCCAACAAAAAACTATGGTACACAGGCGTTTTATTGCTACGAAATGGCATCCCCCATGTTTGGAGACATCGGAGAAGCATCCATATCAGAAGACGGCACATGTCTGATAGACATAGATGACATATTCCAAGAATCTACTAATGTAAGGATTGAATATTATGTGTTCTTGCAAAAGGAAGGAGATGGAGATTGTTGGGTAGACCAAAAAGAACAGACATATTTCACTGTAAAAGGTACTCCGGGGCTTAAATTTGCATTTGAAGTCAAAGCGCGTCAAGCTGACTATGAACACATGCGTTTTGCTGATGCAAGTGAAACAGCTTACGATAGGGCAATAGACACAGACATGCCAGAGCCAGACTACAGTAAAAGCCTTGAAATATCAGAACCCGATTACGAAAAAGAGCTTCTTAATAACAGGAAAAAAATTATTGACGAAATGGAGGAAATATCATGAAAAAAATTCTTACAAGTTTTATGAATCTCAGCACTGGAGAAGGAAGTCGCATTGCTTACACCTATTCAGAAGTAGACGAAAGCACAGGAAGTATCATCAGTCAGAACAATAAAGGCAATTTTCTCGTGATGGATGACAGCGTGCAGAAAAATCTTGATTCTGTAAAGAATTACATAAGGAATAATTTCCTTTTATAAGGAGGTAAGTCTAATATGGCCAATACATACACAATACAATTCCGGCGCGGTATGTACTCCGATTTTGATACGTCGAAAATTCGTCCCGGAGAGCCCGTTGCGATTCTTGGCAATGACCCGTCCGTTCCATCTGGTAAAGCCTTATACATTGCATTTGCGGCTAATGATGTAAGGCGGTTGTGTTCCATTGAGGACATTTCAGAGATGGTTAATGCCGGAGAATTCGTTGGTCCACAGGGTCCCAAAGGCGAAAAAGGAGATAAAGGCGCAGATGGTACCGTAACATTTGAATCGTTGACTCCTGAGCAGAAAGAATCACTAAGGGGCATCTCTATCACAGCAGTCAGTATTGACACAGATGGAAATTTGACAATAACATTTTCAGATGGTGATAGTGAAAATGTTGGGAATATTATGGGGCCTCAAGGAGTGCAAGGCCCAAAAGGTGAAAAAGGAGACGTTGGTCCGCAGGGACCAGTTGGTCCGCAAGGCCCGCGAGGAGAAAAGGGCGAACAAGGAAACGACGGAACGTCTCTTAATGTCCTTGGCACAAAAGAATCTGAGGCAGACCTCCCCCTGAGTGCAGAGAAGAACGATGCATATTTAATAGACGGAGAAATGTGGGTTTTCGACGGCGCGAATTGGAACAATGCTGGCAAGATTCAGGGGCCGCAGGGGCCAGTTGGTCCGCAAGGTCCAAAGGGTGACCCAGGGCCACAGGGTGTAAAAGGAGACCCCGGAGAAAAAGGAGAGCAGGGAGTACAGGGCCTAAAAGGCGATACTGGGCCGCAAGGTGAACAAGGTCCAGTTGGTCCAAAAGGTGAGCAAGGAGATACTGGTGCGCGAGGAATCACATTCACTCCTGTTGTAGACAGCGAAGGAAACATAAGCTGGAGTAATGACGGAGGACTTGAAAACCCCCAGACAGTAAATATTACCGGGCCGCAAGGCGATACGGGTGCAAAAGGAGATACTGGACCGCAAGGAGAAAAGGGCACTACATTCATTCCAAGTGTAGACACTGATGGAAACATAAGCTGGAGCAACACAGATGGAATCGCCAATCCCGAAATAGTAAACATCAAAGGGCCAAAAGGGGACAAGGGGAGTGATGCGACTGTCCCAATTGCTACAATTGAAATTCTCGGTAAGGTTAAGCCTGACGGCAAGACAACATTCATAGATGAAGACGGAACACTCCACGCAAAAGGCGGTGGCACAACCGTTACTCCCAAGCCCGTAAACAACCCAACGATTGAGAACTTAAATGCATCTGTCACAATTAAATGGCAAGACCCGGAAAACACGGTAATTAGTGGTTCAACATTCTCTACATGGGCTGGCACAAAACTTGTAATGAAAGAAACGGGCTATCCTGCAAATCCAGATGACGGAACGCTTGTGGTTGATAATGCAATTCGAGATAAATACAAAACCACAGGCTATACAGTCACAGGGCTGACAAACGGCAAACAATATTACTTTACACTGTTTCCATATTCTACAGATGGTGTATACAACTACGATGCAGGAAACAGACTTCTCGGCGAACCAAAAGAGGATTTGAAGATTGTCACATTTGCCGACGGAACAGACGCAGAGATTGAAAAGATGATTGAAGCGCACTACGCAGGCAAAATCAACATTAGCGACTATTGGGCGGTCGGCGACAAGAGAACCATCCATCACAATGCCATGGATGCAACTGGCGTAAGTGAGTCACACAGAGCGAATGATTATGCCTATGTAATTATCGGAATCGAACATGATGACTTAGTGACTGCTATCAATGGCAAGACTAAAGCCGCTATTACAATTCAGACAGAACGTATGTTGTATTTAGACACTACGACAGAATATAACACCTCCTATAATGTATCACATGAATGTGGTTATATAAACGGTTCAAGTACAAATAGTGGTGGTTGGGAAGGCTGTGCAAGACGTACGTGGTGCAATAATGTGTACAAGAAATGTTTGCCTACTTATATTCAGAATATGATGAAGCAGGTCAAGAAGTTGACATCTGTAGGAAGCCGTAGCAGTACGATTAAAGTCTCAAATGACTATGCATTTTTACCTTCTGAAATTGAGGTTTTTGGCAGTATAAAGTATTCTTTCGCAGGCGAGGGAGAACAGTATCAGTACTTTAAGAACGCAACTGCTAATAGATATAAGAAACCGTACTTTAGCAGTAATTTCGTGTCTGGCCGCTATTGGGAACGTTCGCCTTACTCCAGCAGCGGAAACAAATTCTGTCATGTGGACATGGACGGGGAATCGTACTACAGCGACGTCAGCTACGCTCTTGGTGTTGCCCCCTGCTTATGTATCTAAAATCCTAGCAAAACCCATCTACCGCCGTAAGGCGGTTAAAAGGATTTGCGGTACTATTTTTAATCAAAGGAGATGATAATTGTGGATAAAAAAGAAATTGCAAATATCTACAAAGCCATCAATCGAGTTTCAAACAGGCTGAATGAGATGTCTGAAAAGCTTGACTCGGTGATGCGGATGCTTAATGCGGAATCTAATCGTAAAATTCTGATTAATGGTGATGGTATTGACGGTCTAGCTGAACTTGTATCAACGCATGATTCGGCACTTGATGAACTGGCTACTTTAGTTGCAACAATCAGAGGTGAGAATAATGGTTAAATTTTACGAAGAAAGAGTTATTAATGAATTGAAAAAATGGACAGATGTTCCCGAGTTGTGGAATAAGAAGGTAATTGAAAGGCTTCAAAAGGATGGCTATGTACTGAATGAGGACGGGACAGTAACAGAATCAAAACCAGGGATAGTGAAATAAAATACGTGCAAGGGAGAAAATATGGAAATTAAAGGAATTGACGTATCATCTTATCAGAGTAAGCCAGACTGGGCGAAAGTATCGAATTCTGAAATTAAGTTTGCAATATTGAGAATCCATCAAAAATCTGGAACTGATTCCTCTTTTGAGCATAACTACAAAGGATGCAAGTCAAATGGAATCCTTGTCGGCGGATATAAATACAGTTACGCTCTGACACCGGCACAGGCAATTGATGAAGCTGAGAGCGTAATTTCTGTTCTTGGCGGACGCGGAATGGACTTTCCAATCTTCTACGACCTTGAATGGAGTCAGCAGAGAAACCTTGGAAAACAGGCGATTGAGAATATTGCAGTAGCATTTCTGACCAGAATCAAAAAAGCCGGTTATAAGGTCGGTATCTACTGCAATCTTGATTGGTACAATAACGTTCTGTCAGACACCCTGAAAAAGTACGATTGCTGGATTGCTCGTTATCCGGCTAGTGATAATGGCTCTGTACAGGAAAGATTGCGTCCATCTGTTGGTGTAGGCTGGCAGTATTCCAGTAGAGGAAAAGTATCCGGCATTAGTGGTAACGTTGACATGGATGTATTCTATAAGGATTACAAAGAGGAGGTTTCTGCAATGGATAAAGCTATTGAAAAAGTGATTCTCATTGCAAAAAATGAGATTGGATACCTTGAAAAGAAGAGCAATAGTCAGCTCGACAGTAAGACTGCAAACGCCGGTTCGAGCAACTATACGAAGTACTGGCGAGACATTAAGCCATCATATCAAGGACAGCCTTGGTGCGCAGCATTCGTGAGTTGGTGCTTTATGGAAGCATTCGGACAGGAAAAAGCAAAAAAACTGTTGAAACACTGGCCCTATGTTTACTGCCCAACACTTGGTAATCTGTTTACAAGGAACGCTAATCCAAAGATCGGTGATATTGTAATTTTTTATCATAATGGAACTTTCACTCATACCGGCATCGTAACGGCCGTAATCGGAGACAGGTTCTATACCATCGAGGGAAATACTTCTGGCGCATCTGGAATTATTGCAAATGGCGGCGGTGTCTGCGCAAAGAGTTATCTTAACAGCCAGATGCCCGGAACTAAGTTCTGTACACCGGATTATAGTATTGCATCTGATGCATCTGTACCCGCAAAATCTGAAAATGCATTGCCTAATACCGCACAAGCAGGAGAGAAAGGAGAGAAATATATGTTTAATCCAGAGACAGTAAAAGCAGGAGACAAAAATACATCTGTGCTTCTCTTACAGGAAATATTAAGAGCCAGAGGCTTTAAAGGCAAAAACGGCAAAGCCCTGAAACTTACATGGACAGCAGATACGAACACGATTTGCGCTCTGAAAGCTTATCAGGAATCCAGGAAAGAAGTTCTGGAAGTGGACGGAGTCTGTGGACCCGCCACATGGAAAGATTTGATTGCTATATAAAACATCCCGGGGAATTAACCCCGGGAATTTTATTTATAAACATATTTGGTATCACTTCGGAAGTTTTAGACTGTTATCGTTAGTCACACGTTAGTCACAAATAAAAATATTATTTCCTAATATAATAGTCCCAAAAACGCTGTATTTACAGGCATTTGCGCAATTTTCTAAATTCTATTTGTTAGTCACAATCAATAAAATTAGAATAATGAAAATGAAATGTGGGAAATCCTTGCAAAATCGCTGAAAACGTTGATTTTAATAGGGTTTCCGGCATTTCGATAATGATATTTCGGTTGTTTTAGAAAGATTAAAATGGGTTCCGTTAGTCACAGTTAGTCACAAATGGAACTTTTATCTTTTCTATTTCTGTCCGGAGTTCTTCCAGTGTTCTGTGGCCGTACACAGCGTTTGTAACATCTCCACCAAAAGAGTGGCCGAGCATTCGCTTTCGGTCATTCTCCCGGACACCGTATTTTTCACACAGCGCAGAAAAGGTATGTCGACAATCGTGCGGCGTGTGTTTCGGATTTCCGACTATTCCCAAACGTTCCAGTGTAGGATAGAACAACGCTTTTCTATGGTGTTGCTGAGTATATACACATAGTTTTCCATCTTGTGCCAGCACTTTCTGTTCAGCAAAATGGTATATGGCAGGATGTATCGGAACAATTCTGTTTTTACCGGCTTTTGTTTTGATTCCACCTTGGAAGTATTTCTCTTCCAGGTTGGTTGTGAGTTTTAACACTTCCCCGATTCGCCAACCAGAGTAACACATAATAAGAATGAGCTGCACTTCTGGATCGTCGGTATTATTCCACAACACCTGCATCTCCTGATCAGAAAATGGCGTTCCATGTTCGGTGTCGTTATCAGCGTTGACATGGACATATAATGCCTTATTTTCCGTTACAATTTCTGAGTAAACTGCATATTTGTACATCTGCTTGAACAGAGTCAAAATAGCCATCTGGCTTTGCTTTTTCAGCTTACAATCATCAATAACCTTTTGCATGTCAGGAGCCTTTAAATCTTCGAATATGCGATTGTGCAGAACAGTACAGTTTGTATAAGCTGTCCGATATGCTTCCTTTGAACTGTATGACAGCTTCGTCCCCTCTGGGAACTTCCACGCATAAAATTGCTTATATACATCTGAGAACGTCAATTTCTTGATTTCCGGGTGCTTATCCTCTACGCTCTTGATTGTATTGTAGTCGGCAATTAAGCGGTTCACAAGGGCATCTATGTCCATTGTAGGAGACACCTCGAGTGTTCGCTCCATGCCGGGTTGATACGTGCCGGCTTTGTATGCTGTCAGGACGGTGAAGCCTTTTATCCAGTCATCTACGTAGCAGATTGCCGGCGGACGTTTTAGTTTACCATTATCGCCTAGTGTAGCTGGTGGATGCACTGCGAAACAGTTTCTTCGGTTCTTGCCAAGATACCGGATAGAGCCGAAATTATTCGGCAGTTTTGGATATTTCTTTCTTTTCTTCGCCATTTTTATTCCTCTTTTCTTTATGTAGCTGTTTTTAGGTATAAAAATAACATCCGAACAAATTTTCTGTCTTGTTCGACTGCTCCGAAGATGATACAATATGTTTTGCCAGAATATAGCATCTCTCCGGAGATGTATAAACGCCGTCCCGGTACGCCAATGCCAGGGCGGTTTTTTATTTAATTATGTGATTTCCAATTTGATCTCATTATAATTCCAACAATCCAATATATTCCGCCAGAACAAGCACCCAATATTAAAATCCAGAACCAGCTTAGATACCATGGCATTTTCCGCTTTATATACGGTGTACCTGAACTCGCCGCTGAGGACGCAGAGGAAGATGCAGAATTATTAATGATGATGTCTCTGTTGTTAGAAGTCAACTGCTCTACTTGTTTTCCGCACTTAGGACACACTACGCAGTCGTCGTCAATAAGTTCTCCGCAGTGCTTACAATATTTTTTCTTTTCATTCATGATAAACACCCTCCTGATATGTTTTCGCCACGCTTCGCACTTTTTATGCGGATTATGTATTTTGTACCGCTGATTTTGCAATATTATGTAAAGTACGGTTATTCGTGGTATTTTTATTTTATCATTTTAAGAGCATATTGTAAAGATTTAGAACGAAATAGAGTGATTTAGATGAAAAAGAAATGTTTTAAGTGCTTTGTACTTCTCTTGCTGATCTATAAGGTATTTAGTCTTGTACATACCCCACAAAAGATAATTTCCAATAATAATCAGAAAGATATGCAGATAGTTCATTCGTATATGGTATATCAGGAGCATTCTGTCCAGAAGTATCCACATACAAACAACGGCGGTGGAAAAGTTTGCGATCTCGCATTTTCCCTCTGTGAAAGCATAATTTTCTTTGAGATTGCAAAGTTTGTGTATGAAATAACAAAAGTCCATGTGTATATTTGGCAGTTGCCAAGAGTCGGGATAGGTGGTATAATGACAAAAACGAACTAATGTTCGGTTCTATTTCCCACAGCCGGACATATACTGTAGTGTAAGTGGTAGTTGCGACAGGGAGGGTTATTTATGGATTATAAGAAAGAGATTATTGAGATGGTTGAAAAATGCACGAATAATCATTGGATAGAAGTGATTTATGTATTTGTGAAAAGGCTAATCGGATAACATTAAAAAAGACAAGGGTTTGCGCATTGCCCTTGTCTTTCTTTTTACTTATTAGAAATCATGTCAATAAGTTTTTCTAAATTGTCCCATCCCTCATCATCCAATCTGGCTAATGCAGACACGAGACGGTGTCGGAAAGAATCTTCTCCAGATTTCATTACGTCTGCAAGCATGGCAGAAATTTGTTTGTCTTTAATTCCGGGTACAAACATATCTCCGTTTCCAGTTCTGAGCCATTCTTCGTTTACGTTAAATTCTCTGCAAACATCATCAATAGTCCGATCTGACGGAACTTTGCTTCCCATTTCAATTTGCGCTACAAAATTCCTACTTATCTTTAGTTTGTCTGCAAATTCTTGCTGAGTTACGTTTAATTCTTTTCGCAACTCTTTAAACCTGTCTTTCAATTTAATTCCTCCTTTCTGAAAATATAATATCATAAAATGTTTACAAAGTCAACAAAAAAGTATTGACAAATGTTGTCTAAGGGACTATACTGTGTTTACAAGGTAAACAAAGGAGGTGGAAAATATGAAACGCCATCCGATTATGGAATATGTGATTCCAGCAATTGTAGCAAGTGTGGCAACAGTTTTAATCCGTTTAGTGCTAGGGTGGTAAGAATCGAAACAATAATCGGAATAGCCACATCTTTCAATAGTAACTTTTTAAATTCATGTTTTCTTTCAGCAATGTAAGATTTTCCCTGTTCGGAAATCGTAATAGAGAGAGTTTTTCCTTTTGCATATCTGACCTGACCGTCTTGATTGATTTTAGGAAAAGATTCTCTATTAACAGAAATCAATTTTTCTTCTTCAAGAAAATTTGAAATTTTGATTTCATTTTCCGATAGAGAAGAATATTCAATTTTTTCTTTGCTTGAAAGATATTTCAAGAAATTAAATTGTTCTTTATTGAGATACACAATATCACCTCCCGTCTACTGGGAGTATATCACAAGAAAGGAGTGAGTACATGTCTGAAAAAGAAAAAAGAATCATTGAAAAGCTGAAAAACGCGATTCCTAATATGTCAGAATTTGACAAGGGATACATTCTTGGTAAGACGGAAAGTTTTTCTGAGAAGAAAGACGATTCCGATCAGAAAGAAAGTAAGAAAGGAGCATAGATGGACGCATTACAATTTAACAAAGCCGTCAGCCAACACTGCAAAGAATCTGGTGGAGACTGTTGCAAATGTGACCTACGGCTTTACTGTTACCTATCGCCAAGTGAGCGACCGGATGAGTTAGTGAGCCTGGTTATTGATTTTTTGCATAACCACATTGAAAACCATGGTCATTATACCCATCACAGTGCGGCTTCATTTCCGTGTATTGATGATATGGACATGAGCACCGCAGTAGGCGGCGACTGTTACCAGAAACCTCATACTCTTCATAAACAGTCACATGTTTGTGAATCTTGTGGCAGTGATACAGTCGAGTGATTGTTTCAACCATATAATTCCCCTTTCGTTATACTTGGCATGTCGGTGCCTGTAAATGCATTATAGGTAGAGGGGAAAGGAAATACAATAGGTGATAAATAATGGGAGCAAATAATTTTACACATTTTACCGGAAAGAAATCTCCATTCAAAACTCAAAAGAGAAAGAAGAAATCAAAGGTAAAAAAATTCATAAAAACAAATATGAAAGGAGCATGAAATGAGCGAAGTTGATACTTACATCAAAGAAAATGCAGAAATTCATCAGTTCGCTGCAGAGGTCGCAAGAATCATATCAGGAATCCCACAGATGCCGGAGTTCTCATCAGAGAATATGACCGTAGCCGATGCGAGTCAACTGATCGGACTTCCTATTACAGCAATCCGAGCAGGGATTGTGTATGGATGGTTGCCGATTGGCGTAGCTGTGCAGAATAACAAGCCAGCAAAAAGCCTTTCCGGTGGCCGAATCACATACATCATAAGCCCTAGGAAAGTCTATGAAGTAACCGGTCATGTCTGGAAAGGCAAAGAGGCTCTCAATAAGTGAGTGCCCCGGAGGGAGATTGGGCCTCCGCCCCGGAGCTTTGCACCACTAAAGTACCTTAGTGGATAGATACATTATAGTTCTCTATCTGCTAATTGTAAAGACAAATAAGAAAAAATAAGGAGAAATTAGCACGATATGAGTGAAATTAGAAACGAAAATCAGCTCACATGGGCTGACATCGAAGTAGCACTTGCGACTGAAATTGTCGAAGAAAGCAAGAAGAAGTCAAAAAGATGGTTCACAGCATGGATTGTAACAGCCGCCGCACTGGTAGCGAGCAACCTTGCGTGGATTCTGGGAGAAATGAAATGAAAGAATATATGCTAATTGCTGTTTGTATGCTTGCCGGGAAATATGTGGATATACCTATCTGGCTGAACATCTTTTTCGGTATCTCGGCAGCATGGGCAGTACGCCAGATGGAAGCAGACTGGCAGTAGGAAATAAGGAGGATAAGAAGATGTTCGAGAAAGAGATTGATGAAATTTACGAACTCTGTAAAAGAGTTGTGAATGAAGTTCCGACAGTAAATGTCGAATTCAGTTATTCGATTTATGGCATGAGAGTATGTGGGCTTAAAAGAAAAGAAGATGTTTGCCTTCCAAAAGACGTGTTTAAGTGGGATTTGTACCAAAACGTATCTTTTAACCCATTTTATGAGAAAGAAAGTCGTGAAAGTCTCAGAATAATCAAAGCTTTCTTGTTGGAACTTCTGATAGATGGGAAGTGTCCGAATGAGTAAACAGATAGCGATTATGAAACTTCTTCCCAGTCTGGAGATAGCAGGATGTATTAATGAACTGCTCAGAGAGCTTCAGTCCAGAGGGGATCACATATTGGATTATGAAAACTGCGATATGTCTCTTGACCATGTGGAGTACCACAAGGCTGAAGATATTGACGGAGAGAAGTTCGGGGATGCTTCAGACAACCTATACTGCTTTTTCAAGGCGGTATGAACATGGATGAGAGGATTAATGAGGTTCTGAGACTGATTGATATACAGCTTGCCACAGTCCCGGATAACCCTATTGAAGAATCATATAAGGCAAGAACATTGGCGAGCTACGTACAAGCTCTGAACGGGCTTTTAACGGCTCAGAAATCGTATAAGGAGGAAACGAATGAGTGAATTTGAAATCCGTATTCCAGCAAGAAAGAAACAACTGGTAACCGGAAAAGACAATCAGGTTGTAAAGGTTTCATCAGACGCATACAACGCACTGGTCGAAATCTATAACGAATCAACCTTATCAATGAAAGATATTGCAAGCTTGCTGATTATTGAGGGCAGTAAGCATGTGGTTTATGACAAGGAGAAATAGAAGTGAATATATATGAGAAGTTAGGTATTATTCAGTCAAAGCTGAAAGCCCCTAAAGGACAGTACAATTCCTTTGGGAAATACAAATACAGAAGTTGTGAAGATATTCTGGAAGCTGTAAAGCCACTTCTGGCAGAAACAAAGACCGTGTTAAGTGTCACAGATCGGATGGAAGTTGTTGGTGACAGAATATATGTCAGAGCAGAAGCTCATCTGAACGACTGTGAAGATACCGGCGAGATTACAACTGTTGCTTATGCAAGGGAAGAAGAGTCTAAGAAAGGCATGGATTCTTCACAGGTGACAGGTGCAGCTTCATCTTATGCCAGAAAATACGCTTTGAACGGACTGTTCTGCATTGATGATAACAAAGACAGTGATTCTACTAATACAGGAGATAAAGAAAAAACGTCCGGCAGAAAAGCGGAGCCGGCAAAAGAAACCGAGATGATTAGTTCCGAAACTACTATGTCAATTAAAAATATTATTGACAAATACCCGGAAGCTAAGCTTGCAGACCAGACCAAGGCGCGATTTAAAGTAAATGACATTAAGTCTCTTACAAAGGAAAAAGGGCAAAAATGCCTGAAGATGTTAATTGACTATGATAAACAGCATACAGAAAAGGAGTAACAGCATGAATAAAGTAATTCTTACAGGAAGATTTACACGTGATCCAGAAATCAAGTACACCAATGATGGAACATCTATTGCAAGGTTTTCTATCGCGGTAAACAGAAGATTTGCGAAAGAGGGTTCCGATCAGAAAGCAGATTTCTTGAATTGTATCGCTTTCGGAAAGTCGGCAGAATTTATCGAGAAATATTTTTCTAAGGGAATAAAAGCGGATTTATCCGGCAGAATTCAGACCGGCAGCTACACTAATCGTGACGGGCAGAAGGTGTACACAACAGATATTGTTGTGGAAGAGATTGAGTTTGGTGAAAGCAAAGGTGCTAACCAGAGCCAGCAGAAGTCGGAAGTACCGCATCCAGAAACAGACCTGTATGGTTTTATGAGCATTCCAGATGGAATTGACGAGGAGATTCCGTTCGCATGATACAAATTGACAGTAGAGAACATCAAAAAGTTATTGATGGCATTAAGAAAGCATTTGATGCAGCAGGAGAAAAATGGTTCGTGTCAAAGCTTTACGTCGGGGATTATATGAATTATGACAACCCTCGACTGGTTGTTGACCGAAAGCAAAATCTCTCCGAATTATGTGGAAATGTGTGCCAACAGCATGAAAGATTCCGTACTGAAATTATCCGGGCAAACGAAGCAGGAATAAAACTTGTGTTCCTGTGTGAACACGGAAAAGGAATTGAAAAACTGGATGATGTTCTCTGGTGGGAGAATCCCCGGGCAAAGAAAAGAGTTAAAGAGAATGGCATCTGGGTAGAGCAGGAACAGAAAGTTATGCATGGAGATGTCCTATATAAGATTCTCTGCACGATGCAACGCAAGTATGGTGTTGAATTTCTGTTTTGCGACAAGAAAGACACCGGCAAAAGAATTTTGGAGATTCTGTCAAATGGATAAAGAAACAATTAAACAACAGAATAGCATGAGGGATGTTCTGAGCAGATATGGTATGGTTCCGAACAGAGCAGGATTTATAAAGTGTCCCTTTCATAGTAACGACCGTACCGCATCTATGAAAATCTATAAAGACAGCTATTATTGTTTTGGTTGTGGTGCAACTGGTGACATATTTACATTCGTTCAAAACATGGATAATTGCGATTTTAAGACAGCTTTTACCATACTTGGGGGAACTTACCAGAAGCCAGATTTCTCTTCCAGAATGGCAATATATCACCATCAGAAGCAGATGGAAATGAGGCAAAAGGAAGAATGGAAGAAAAAGGCCGAGTTGCAAGAATGCTTGTCTGATATTGACTTTTATCGGGCAGAAATCGAGCTATGGAGTCCTCTTTCTGACAGATGGTGTGAAGCATGGAACAAGCTGCAACTTGCTTTGTACCATCACGGATTCATAACAGGACTGGAAGAAGGTGATTAAAAGTGGAAATGATAAACAAGCTCACGAAGGATTCTATTCTGGACGAAGAAGTGTTTGACAAGATATTCAGTCAGGAAGACGAGATATACAAGGCACGTCTTACGCTGACTCTTCTGGACAGAGCCAAGGAGCTTGGCGTAAAGAAAAAATTTGAGGATTTGCTTAAAGCTTACACAAAAGTACAGAAGCAGATGATTAAGGAAGAGAAAAGCAATAGGACGTTGTCTATGCTGGACCAGTGGACTAATTTCTCTGATTGTGAATATGACAGAATGAAATGTCTCAACTGGGTGGCGGATGATGATGGAATCAGAATATCAAATACAAATCCAGGATCGCCGGACATTATAGCCTGTTATCATCCTATACTTCCGATTGAACGAATGAAGAATCTGGAGACCGGAGAAGAACAGATAAAGTTAATCTATAAGAGGAATAATAAATGGTCCGAGGTTATTGTGCCGAAAACCATGGTTGCATCATCTACTAAAATCGTTGGATTATCTGCACTTGGGATTTCAGTAACTTCAGAGAATGCGAAGTTTCTTGTACGGTATCTGTCAGACGTTGAGAATGCAAATGACGATTATATCAACATTCAGTATTCCTCTAGCAAAATCGGGTGGATCAGGGATTATTTTCTTCCATATGACAAGGATATTGTGTTCGATGGAGATATGCGGTTCCGACAACTGTATGAAAGTATCAGTGTAGGCGGCAGCAGAACAGAATGGTATGAACATGTAAAAAAGGTTCGTGCTACTGGAAGAATAGAGCCAAAAATCATGTTGGCTGCAAGCTTCGCCAGTATTCTGATTAAACTGGTCGGTGCTCTTCCATTTTTTGTAGACCTCTGGGGAGAAACTGAGGGTGGTAAGACTGTGACGCTTATGTTAGGAGCTTCCGTCTGGGCGAATCCGGGTGAATCACGATACATAGGAGACTTCAAGACAACAGATGTGGCTCTGGAAGCAAAGTCCGATATGCTTAACAATCTTCCATTAATTCTGGATGATACTTCAAAGGTGTCGGCTAAAATCCGAGATAATTTCGAGGGAATTGTGTACGACCTGTGTTCTGGAAAAGGAAAGAGTCGCTCCAACAAGGAGCTGGGTGTTAACCGGGAGAATCGCTGGCAGAATTGTATTCTGACTAACGGCGAACGACCGCTCGCTGGGTATGTCAGCCAGGGCGGAGCGATTAACCGAATCATCGAGGTTGAGTGCTCTGAAAAGATATTTGACGACCCGCAGCTTACCGCAGATACCCTTAAAAAGAACTACGGGTACGCAGGAATCGATTTTGTAAATGTAGTTAAGGAAATGTCCATTGACGATATAAAAGCCATACAGAAGCATTTTCAGAGCCTTATACAGGATGATGATAAAATGCAGAAGCAGAGTATATCAATGAGCATTATCCTGACAGCAGATAAAATCGCAACAGATCAGCTGTTCCATGATGGCCAGTACATTGACATTGAGACGGCTAAGAATCTTCTGACAGAGAAAGAAATGGTATCTGAAAACGAACGCGCTTACTGGTTCGTGCTTGATAAGATTGCCATGAACGGAATTAAATTCGATGATAACCCGGATATAAAAACAGAAAGGTGGGGAATTATCGACAATAATCCGGTAGAAAAAACGTCAACTGCAATAATCTATAGCGCAGCGTTTGATGATTTATGCAAAATCGGAAGATTCTCAAGAAAAGCATTTTTGTCATGGGCTGTTAAGAAGGGACTTGTGGAAACTGACAGCAGAGGTTATCCGACCAAAGCAAAAAAACTTGACGGAATTGTCACCAAATGTGTGTTTTTGAAAATTGTAGATGAAATTCCGAAAGGATTCGTGAATTGTAGTGATGATTTTGAAATTACGGACGATATTGTGTTTGATTAACAAACAATTCGTTCAAAAGGTAACCGGGTAACCTAGGTAACCTTTGATTCTGTATATATATATTTGAGTATTTATATGCACATATTGAGTATAAAAGTTTCCCTATATGAGAAAGTCAGGGTTACTCGGTTACTCGGTTACCTACCTGTAAAATCAATGGTTTACACAAATTAGTACGGTTACTTTACGGTTAACAAAGGTTACTTATATTAAAATAATATAAATATATTATATTTATAAAATAAAATTAAATAGAGCGTATACAGTATATTGTATACAATATTCAAAGGAGATGATAAAAATAAAAGTAGAAGCAAAGGATATTCCGTATATTCAAAAATTTATGACTGAATTTTGGAAAGCTATAAAAGATTTCTATTCAGCCGAACTTACAGACGAATATTCTAAGCAGGCCACTGATCGTCTGATAGAGCTTGGAGAGTATGCGGAAATGTGTCCTGATGATAATGATAAACAGTTTATCAAGAATTGTCTAGTTGCTTTTAATAAGTTATTAGATTCCAAACAGAGGGAAGTGAGAAAGAATGTACAACACTAAGAACAAATACGAACAGGGACAGGCTCTTAGAAAAGAAATCTACATGTATGTAGTAAGCTACTTTAAACTTGTTGGATACGCACCATCGGTCAGCGAGATTTGTGAGAAGGTAGATGCAAGCAGAGCCACCATCTGGAGACATTTGAACCAGCTTATTGATGATGGGTTGCTTAAAACAGCACACCCGAGTACTGATAGAGCCTATGCTCCGACAGGATACGGGTTCGGAAAGGTGAAGAAATGAATAAAATGCGTGAATATGAACGCGGCAGAGAAGATGGTCTTGACCTTGCTAGACGAATCACCAGAGAGGGCGGTCTTGAAGCCCTCGAAAAGGAATGCAGATTCAGGGGAGTAACAGGAATACATACTTCCCTGGCAAGAAAGGACCTGGACAAAGCATCTGAGAAGATCAAACAGCTTGTATCTGAATGCTGCGTGATCATGGCGATAGCTGTCCTGCATGATGAATTTGGATTCGGTCAGAAAAGATGCCAGAAGTTCATGGCAGGCATGGACAAAGCTTCGGACTATATCAATCAGGGCTTGGCTGAATGGATTGATTATGTGCAGGCTATCAAGGAAGAACTAGGAATTGAATTAAGCTTTTCAGGAGAAATAAAAAGTCATGCAGAATAACGGGCAGGTAGCATTTGGCTAAATGAAAGTAGGACGAGAAATGAAAATTAAGTTAAAAGAAATCAGCAGAGACGATTTAAAGGTAGGAGATACCGTTGGAATTGCCAGAACGGTGAATTGCGGGTGGTTATCGACGTTCCGACATAGAAAAATTATTCCGGTTAAGATTACAAGAATCACTCCAAAAAGAACCAAGATCGAAACAGATATATATGAAGAACATGGAAAAAGCGAAAAGTTTTACGAATACGATGAAAATGCCAGAAAAGAAAATGAACTTGCGGAGAAGTTTATTCTGGTAAAAGATATGGAGTTTGAGCTTAATCAGTTTGAAAACAAATATGGGCTGAAACGGATGGATGACGAAGATATTCTCGAGATGGCTGATTACGTAGAAAAGATAATGAAAATTTTAGGCAAATACAGAAAGGAATAACGAACGCCCGGTAAACCGAGGCTGTATCAAAATTAGAATGGTGAATTGATACATAAATAAATATAGAAATCATGGAGGACTGCACAATAGCGTGCCAGTTGATTACATGGGGAAAGTGAGGATGAAAATGGATTATAAATACTGTAGATGTGGATGCGGTGGAATTATAGGACAATACAGTAAAGTGAAAGGATTCACTTGTGAAAGATGCAATAAAGAGTACCAATTATCAGAGCTAAAATTTGATTGGATTGCATCGAACGAAAAGACAGGATGGCTGTTTCCGATGTTGAATAAGGAGGACGCAAAATGTTAATCAGAAGTCAGGATAAAAAGGAACTTGTTCAAATGAATAAAATACTTATTCAAGTATCAGGAACAGAGGTTATATGCTATGACATATCATGTATTGCAGACGAAGGGTATGTGCGTTTGGGAAAATATGAGTCAGAAACAAAAGCCATAAAAGTACTGGATATGATTCAGGAAGCCTATGTAAATGGACATATTGATTATCAGATGCCAGAGGACAGTGAGGTGGTTGTATGATTACATTCTTATTAGGATTCACCCTTGGAACCATATTCGGAGTGGCTGGTCTTGTATGTGTGGCGATCATGTACGACAAGCACCACCCAGACGATTAGAAAGGAGACCGGTATGCTGACAAGGAACAAAAAGCTGAAAGACTACGGTATTCCGGCAGAAGACATTGAAAAACTGAATGCGATGCTGAAAGACTTTCCGGCAGAGTACGGATACCTGCTTTCCAGTGCCGCCTTGTCAGCTTGCCCGAAAAACACGGTGATAGCAGATATGGTTATTGAGAATATCTTGCACCGGAAAAGTTACAGGAAAATCAGCAGAGAAAGATATATCCCGATGAATCCGAAGGACTTTTACGGATACAGACGCAAGACCGTCGCTGTACTGTATGAGAGGATGCGGTTGTTGGGAATGTGGGAGGATGAATAAATGCGTTTAATTGATGCAGACAAAATAATTGACTCTCTTGGAAATTCGGATATGGATTTTGCAATAGGTGCAGTTATTGACGAACAGCCGACAGCTTTTGATGTGGACAAGGTTATCAACGAATTGAAAAGAGATAAATTCATCGAATCCGAATGTATCTTATCTGATGTACATCAAGGATACAATGCTGGACTGAGCAGGGCGGTAGAAATCGTGAAAGGCGGTGGAGTTGAATGAGCAAATGGCATGTAAGTGTCGGAATGAGCTTATCAATTGATTATGACGATATTGAAGCCGATACAAAAGAAGAAGCTGAGAAAATAGCAAAAAGTAAAGCATTGGAAGACATTGATTACAACAATTGTGATTGTGATACTGGCTATCCAATAGTGTATTGTTGTCTTAAGGAGGAATTATGAGTAAATCAGTATTAGTGATTGATACGCCAGAAAATTGTGTAGATTGTATATTTTGTCAGGAATTCAATACAAGAAGTAGAGAATATGCATATTGCTATGCAGTGAATGGTGATAGTGAAAATGATATGAAACTAATTAACTGTGTATACGGATATCGTCAATCTAAACCTGATTGGTGTCCACTTATGGACTTGCCGGAGAAAGATAAGGAGGAAGAAAATGAGTAAATCAGTATTAGTGATAGACGCACCAGAAAATTGCTATGATTGCCCGTTCGGAACTTCATACTGCGGTGAACTTAAATATGAGGGATACTGTGAATTAGCCGATTGTTTAGATTATGATGTAATTCTGATGACAGAAGAACATTATGATTACGAAAGCAAATCAAGACCTGATTGGTGTCCGCTTATGGACTTGCCAGAGAAAGACAATGGAAATTATCCGGCTAATACATTTGATGCAGGATTTGTGGAGGGTTGGAATCAGTGCATTGATGAGATTGCAGGAGGTGAAGTAGATGATTGATTTAGCGAATAAATGCGTATTAATCAGAACGTATGAAGAGTATGAAAATATTCTGAAAGTAGCAAAGAAACAGGGATATAGATGGTACGGCGGAAAAGAAGCGTATCCATATCCCTTTGAAGAGCAGCAGATCCCGGATATATTAAAGTTCTATGGCAATAAAGAACTAACAAGAAATGCCGACCTTGCACCGGGATATGAATTAGTAAAAGCATCAGACGTAATTGAATATGAGAAGGAGCTCAAAGAGGCTATAAGACTTGCTAGAATATTTGTTAAAAACCCAGACAGAACATTGATTGACTCGCTTATTAAGTCCTTAAAGTTGCTTGCAGATACTGTAGAAAGTCAGATGAAAGAGGTGAAGTAGATGGAGAGATTAACAGAAAGAGAAAGAAATGTTGATGGTACAGGAGTTGCAAAAGAAGAAATTACGGATGGATTATTAAAACCGTTTGCGGATAAAATTCTTACGAAACTTGCTGTTTATGAAGACTTAGAAGAACAGGGATTGCTTGTGAGATTGCCGTGTAAGGTTGGGGATATGGTATGGGATAACGATTTTGGATATCCGGAATCGTATGAAATAAAAGCATTTTCATATGGATATTGTGACAGTTATGTTGAGCCAGATATAGAAGATGAAATTATATTTTATTACGAAAACTATACAGGTTCAATAACAGGAGCTTTTCCAATGAGCGAAATTGGTAAAACCATATTCTTTACCCGTGAAGAAGCCGTGAAAAAGTTGGAGGAGATGAAGAAATGAATAACAGACCTACACCAGAAATAACGCCAAACCTTGCTATATCAGCATACCACGTACTACAGCAATATTGTACTGGACAGCCAGCGAATTGCAAAGGCTGCGGATTCTACGAATACTGTCCAGAATGTTTTCGAGGCATGCCATGTGACTGGAGCTTGAATGAAGAAGGTGAAATAAATGAAACTGAGAAAGGCAACACTGATTGACTACGGAGTGCCGCCGGACGATATACCGACATTGCAAAGTCATTTACGGAATCTTAACGAGAGTGACAAATACAATCTGTTGCAGGTATCCATCAAATACGCACCCGGCATTGAATCGCAAATCTATGACAGCATCGTGAACAGTATCGGCTATCGAACGATGGAGAAGATCAGGACGGTTCCTGCAACGGAAAATGACTTCTACGGCTACAAACGCAAGGTCATGGCGGAATATTATCATCTGGCCAAATTGATTGGCAGACTTTAAAAAAACTTAAAAATTTATAAAAGTGGTAGAGAGCTATGTACGCCCTAGTATGGTATTATAGTATATATAACTATAACTATGCTAGGGCGTTTTAATTCAGAAAGGATATGATTGGATGTTAATAGGATGGCAAACGAGGAAAATTTAAAACCTTTTAAACCTGGTCGAAGCAGTGAGGAAGCAGCGAAAAACGGCCAAAAAGGCGGCATTGCTTCTGGTCAGTCTCGCCGTCAAAAGAAAACCCTTTCTGAATTAGCAAAAATGATAGCTGAGAACCCTGCTCCGACTGCTGCAAAGAAGAAACTCACAAAAATGGGAATATCTGATGAGGATGCAAATAACAATGCCTGTATTGTAGCTGCCGTATATAATAAAGCCATCAAAGGAAATATGCAGGCAGTGGACAAATGGGAACAGTTGGTAGCCGTATCAAAATCAGACGAAAGCAAATATGAGCTTCCTGCCAGAGTACTTGGTAAGGCATTCGTGGATATTAACCGGCAAATCAAGCCTAATATCGAATATGTATTCGAGGGTGGTCGAGGCGGTCTGAAATCTTCATTCGTAGCTTTTAAGATTGTTGAACTTATTAAGAACAATCCTCAGATGCACGCCTGCATTACAAGACAGGTGGCCGGTACTCTGAAAGATTCCGTATATGCTAACATGAAATGGGCTATCAACGAACTTGGACTGATGGAAGAATTTGAATGTAAGGTGTCGCCGCTTGAAATCAAATATATTAAGACGGGGCAGACAATATACTTCCGTGGTCTGGACGATGAAACCAAGCTGAAATCCATTAAGCCGGAATTTGGCTACATTGGAATCCTCTGGAAAGAGGAAAAAGATCAAATGAAGGGAGATGCTCAGGAACGTTCTGTTAATCAGTCAGTGCTTCGTGGTGGTGACGAGTCCTATGATTTTTCATCGTATAACCCACCAAAATCAAAATCAAACTGGGTAAACAGGATTAAGCTCATGCCTAACCCAAAAAGAGTTATCCATCATTCGAGTTATCTGGAAGCTCCGGCGGAGTGGCTCGGACAGAAGTTTATTGACGATGCAGCACATCTGAAAGAAATCAATCCAGAAGCCTATGAACATGAATACCTGGGTGTCCCGAATGGTGACGGCGGAAACGTATTTGAGTATCTGGAAATCAGAGATATTACAGACGAAGAGATCAGCCACATGGACCGCATTTTCGCTGGTGTAGATTATGGATGGTACCCGGATGCCTTCTGCTATCTCCGAACTTATTATGATTCTGCCAGAGAGAAGATATATCTGATTGACGAGCTGTATGTAAATAAATGGAGCAACTCTAAGACTGCTGATTGGATCAAGAAAAAAGGCTATGATGATTACACAATGATATGTGATTCTGCGGAGCCTAAATCCGTGAACGACTTCCGGGACGCCGGACTCCCTGCCAGAGGAGCAATCAAAGGGCCGGGAAGTATCGAGTATGGTTTCAAATTCTTACAGACAAAGACCATAGTCATTGATCCAAAGCGAACACCAAATGCATACAAGGAAATTACGGAGTATGAGTATGATCGGGACAAAGAGGGGAATGTAATAAGTGGTTATCCTGATGGAAATGATCACGCAATCTCGGCACTTAGATATGCTTATGAGCCGTTATTTAACAGAAGGGGGAATAGTGCATAATGAGTAGAATAGGAACAGAACTACCGAAAGAGTATTCAGACAGATTTGACAAATTACGCCAGAATCGAGTAGAAGTCAGCTTTTACAAATATGGCGCAGCAGCAGACAACTTCGGAATGAAATTAGTAGATGCACTTGAATCACACGATATGTGCATTAAAAAATATAAAGAAACTGGAAATACAGAATATCTTTGTGATGCAGCAAATTATCTCATGTTTGAATTTATGTATCCACAGATTCCGAATGCATTTTTCAAAGCAACAGATAGCGGAGAGAGTGCCGGAGTTGCCGGAACGCCAATAAATCAGCTAAAAGAAAAATGGTGACTAAATGGGACTTATAACAACACTAAAAAGGTGGTTTAACATGATATTCAAAAAACAAGCCGAAGAGGATTTTAATATCCAAGCAGCAGAATTCCCGGAGATGGAATCACTGATTAACCGGTGTGCGAACATTTACAGAGGTGCACCGGAATGGTTAGATGATAAGAATAATATCAAGACGATTAATTTTGCTAAATCTGTGTGTTCTGAGACTGCCAGACTTGCAACACTGGCGATCGGCATTCAGATAGACGGCTCTGCAAGGGCAACATGGTTACAGGAGCAGATAGACAAGGTATACTTCCAGATTCGGCACTGGGTGGAATATGGATGCGCTTACGGAACAGTGTTCATTAAGCCGAACGGCGAAAGCCTTGACGTATTCACTCCGGCAGATGTGATGATTGTGGATTACGATAATCAGGAAATCAAAGGGATTATATTCAAGGATTCTTACACCGTTGGTAGAAAGTACTACACAAGGCTCGAATATCACAGGTTTGTTGAGACAACTGTGGACGGAGTGACGGTCTATCCGTACTACGTTTCTAACAGAGTCTATGTATCAAAATCCCCTCAGTCAATCGGTGATAAAATTGACCTTAAACAGACCAAATGGGCTGACTTAATGGCAGATACGCCACCGATTCTCAAAACAAACGGTGAGAAGCTGGACGGACCTCTGTACGGAGTACTGCGGACACCGCAGGCGAACAATGTGGATATCAGTACACCGCTTGGCTTACCGATATTTGCAGAAGCAATTGAAGAGCTGAAAGATCTCGACATTGCATACAGCCGTAATGCCGGAGAGATATTTGATTCGCAGAAGATTGTTCTGGCAGATGATAGACTGCTGATGCCAAGCGGTACACCTGTAGCAGTCATGTCACCACAGGGCATGGAGAACAGACGTAATGAGATGAACTTACCACACTTTGTCAAGAATTTATTCGGACAGGACGAGAAAGAGTTCTATCAAGAAATCAACCCAATTCTAAACACGGATACCCGTATAAGCGGCATAAACGCCATTTTAAGCCAGTTAGGGTACAAGATTGGATTCTCCAACGGATATTTTGTTTTTAACGAATCTAGCGGCATTCAGACAGCTACAGGAGTAGAAGCAGAACAGCAGAGGACAGTGCAGTTCATTAAAGATGTAAGGGATAAGTTGGAGTCTTGCCTAGATGAAGTTATATACGCACTGAACGTTTACGCTGATCTGTACGGACTTGCACCTGTTGGAGCTTATGAAGTCAATTATGATTTCGGAGATATTCTGTATGTACGTGAAAACGACCGTGCAAGATGGTGGCAGTATGTGACCACTGGCAAGGTTCCGGCATGGCTGTATTTCGTGAAATTTGAAGGAATGACCGAGGAAGAAGCGAAAGCAATGGTCAAAGAAGCTCAACCAGACGAGCCAACACTATTCGGAGAGGAGTAAGAAGATGGCAGATAAACCAGTAACAAGGGAAGAAAAATATCTTGCGTACTTGACAGGTGATTACACAGGTGAAATTCCAAAACCAATCACACGAAAAGAGAAATATTTATACGAATTGTGCCTAAAAGGAATAGGTGGCGAGATTTCTCCGGAAGAAATCAAAGCCGCAGTAAATGAGTACCTTGAAAAGAATCCAGTCAAACCCGGAGCCACGACAGAACAGGTACAACAGATTGAGCAGAACAAGACGGAGATTGCTTCGCTAAAGGAAGATATAGGTTATGTAACAGAAACAATATATGGTGACAATTTTTTAAAAACACTTGAGACTGTCAAAACCGAATTATACCATGCAAAGCATACTTGGTTCATTCCACTTAATTTATATAGCCAAGGTGACACAATGTTGTTTTATTTCCCGACACTATCAGATGGCTCGTATCAAACATATTTATGTGACGAAAGCAAGGTTGCTGTACAGGGTATTACTGTTGCAGTCAAAGATCATTATAGTACAGTTGAATATCCTAAGTTTGGAAAAAAATATGCATATCTCCGTATGTATGCGGAAAAATCTACGGATGTATGTTATATAAAAAAAATGAGTTTAACAATATTAAGTGTTATTGATGGGTTTACACAAAAAAATATACATTCATTGCTTGTTGACAATACCGGGAATACAGACGTGTCTAGGGATGTGCAAATGCTTATAAATAAATTGGAAGCGGACGATGTTGAGATTTATTTCCCAAAAGGAAAGTATCTCTTTTCTAATACTATCAATCATAAAAAAGGAAATGTGACTTTTAGATGTGCAGATGGTGTAGAAATGATTATTAATTCCAGTCCGGTTTATACAACATTTAACATATCTGGGGCGGATATTCCACCTTATTCTTTAGGTACATTTAAAATAATCGGCGGCCATTGGACAACTACAAGACCTTTTGATGTTTCTGGAGACAGTATAAGCACAGGTTTTCAATTAACAAAAATGGGTGGCGCGACTATTATAAATGCCACTTTCGAAGAATTAATGCAGAGTAATCACCTATTTGATATATCAGGAACAAAAAATATATTGATACAAGGATGCACATTCAGAGGTACATTTTTTAATCCATCACAAAAACCGAATAAGTACGGAAATTTTGAAATGATACAAATTGACCTAGCAAGCGGAATTAATCTATCTATTTGTACCGAAAACGGGCATAACGAGTGTACAAAAAATGTTGCTATAAAAGATTGCGTGTTTGAGCCAAGTGGCAAAGATAATTGTTACTTATACAGACCAGTAGGAATACATTTTGGTGGAACTTTGACTAATAATGTGGTTGACTGGTACGATAATATAAAAATCGAAAACAACATTTTCCACAATGTTTTAGGACGGGCGATAGAAGTTTCTTGTGCAAGAAATGTATCAGTAAAGGGGAATATTTTCAAACAAGAGACGGAAATAATTGATGGAATAATAAAATGTGGAAGTGTAAGATGGGGTAATACTGCTACCTGGGCAACGTTTAACGGTATTTCTGATAAACAACGATATAATTGTATGAATATCAGTATTCTCGACAATATGCTTAGTTGTAGTGTAGATTCTGATGAAATGTTTATAGATGCGTTCCCAGTATTAGATACATCTAGTATGTATGTTAATTCGTCTGGTAGCCCTTTAACAAAAATGGCAAAGAATGTAACTATCAAAGGCAATACTGGTGATTTGAATATAAGAGCCAATAATATCCATATGTTGAACATCAATAATAATGATGTTCCAAATGTGTATGTTGACAACAACAGTTAATTAACTAAAGAGGGCTTTAGTTAACCAGAAAAAAACTAAAACATGTACCACGACTTTTGACGAAAGAGGTGATATACTATGCTTAGTCCTGAATATTTACGCCGGATAACAGAGGGCAGTGAACAGATTGCCGAGGAACTGCATCAGTATATCATCTCTGAGATCGTGTCAAGGATGATGGCAAGAATCGGCAGAGGTGAGGATTATATTCTGACCAATGCCGATGCGTGGAGAATTAGAACGCTACAGGAATCTGGTGAGCTACTAGAGGATATTCTGGCAGAATTATCCAGATATACCAAACGTGAACAGCAGGAACTCCTTGAAGCGTTTGAAGATGCCGGAATCGCTGCAATGAACTATGATGATAAGATATACAAGGCGGCAGGATTAAGCCCTGTACCGCTTGAACAATCCCCGACTATGATAAGGCTCATGGAGCGGAATATGCTTGCGACTATGGGCGAGTGGAAGAACTTCACAAGAACAACTGCAAGTGCCGCTCAAAAGCTCTATATCGAGCAATGTGACCTTGCGTATAACCATGTGATGACTGGGGCAGTCGGATATACGCAAGCCATTAAAGAAGCAGTTAATAATGTTGTGAATGGTGCGACTGTCACATATCCATCTGGTAGAAAAGACACGATTGAAACAGCGGTAGCCCGCTCTGTCAGAACTGGCGTGGCTCAAGCTACCGGAGATATATCCCTAAAACGTATGGAAGAAATGGACTGGGATTTAGTTCTGGTCAGTGCACACATGGGAGCCAGAACGGGTGATGGCGGTCAGAATCCCGGAAATCACTCATGGTGGCAAGGTAAGATATATTCTCGTTCTGGCAAGAGCAAGAAATTTCCACCTTTTTCATTGACTGGATATGGGACAGCAAGTGGACTGTCAGGGGTAAACTGTCGGCATAGTTTCGGAGCCAGTGATGGAGAATTTAATCCTTATGCAGAACTATCAGCACAGGACAAAGCTGACAAAGGCAAACAGTACGAAAAGGAACAACGGCAACGTACTTATGAGCGAAGAATCAGAAAGACAAAGAGAGAAGTTCTCGGAATGCAAGCGGCAGTTAATAACTGCAAGGACGAACAGGCAAGATTTGCACTCCAACAAGACCTTGACCGGAAGTCTTATCTTCTACAAAAGCAAAATACTGCATACAAAGATTACTGCAAGCAGAACAACCTGAGGGAACTGCAAGACCGGCTCATGATTGCTAAGTGGAACCGCCAGAACGCTGCAAAAGCCAGAGGAGCGGCAAAACGATATAAAACAGCAAAGGGGATTGACTGATGGACAGATGGGAATATTTCAATCCTAATCCTATTAAGGGTAAGAGAACCGGAGATTGTGTTGTCCGGGCAATATGTAAAGCAACTGGCTTCGACTGGGAAACAATATTCGCCGGATTAATGATACAGGCGTGTACTCTGTCAGATATGCCGAGCGCAAATTATGTCTGGGGAGCGTATCTCTATAAACATGGGTACAGACGCAAACTGATTGAACAGTCAGAGCGATATATCTATACAGTCAACGACTTTTGCACAGACCATCCGACAGGTACATATATCCTCTGCATAGATGGTCATGTAGTGGCAGTACAAGAGGGCAAATATTTCGATACATGGGATTCCGGTAATGAAATCCCGGTATATTACTGGGAAAAGGAGAATAAATGAGCATATCAGAATTTGTACAGATTTCCCTCTCTATCTGTGGAGGGGTGTCCATTGTCGGAGGGGCGGCAGCCGTGATTTTTAAATGGATTACTCCGGCATTTCGACTTAATAAGCGAGTAGAGACACTGGAAGAACATGATAGACGAGATTATGAAAGTCTTCGGAGAATCGCAGAACGAGATTCATTAATTCTGGAAGTGTTATCAACCATGCTGGACAGTCAGATCAGTGGGAATAACGTCGAGGAATTAAAAAAAACAAAACAGAAGCTTACAAATTATCTTGCACAGAATCAGCGTTAATTGCATTAATAAGGGGTATGCTCATGAAGTTATATGTATTCACTAAGAAAGATATAGACAGGTTCTTGACAGAGTGTAATTTTACACCGGATGAGGAAAGACTGTTTCGGTTGAGATGCCAGGAATACACTCTTGAATACTGTGCTGAACAGATGAATGTGAGTATATCCACGGCGAAACGATTAAGCCGGAGGGTGAACAATAAAATAATTAAAGTATGCTGATACGATAAAAGCCCCGGGATTATCTCTCAGGGGCTTATTTTTATTCTGATTTTATCTGTTCTTCGTATTTTTTTATGAGCCATTCCGGGACCGGTTCGTCTCCGTCATCACCTCTGTATTTGATCGGGTCAATATTGTTTGTAAAACACCACTCCCAACTGTTATAATCGTCGCCGTCTTTTGACACGATGTAAAATATATCGTATTCGCTATCTACAAATGCCAACGTATCTGTTACATTCATTGTGTACAGCATGATATACATATTTCTCCTGTATGCGTATGCCATTTCTAGCGGCGAATCTTCGCCACTCAGAAATCCCATGAACATTTCAACGTCGTATGAATCTTTCGACAATTTGTTATAATAATCGTAGACTTTTTCATCCCATCCGTCTGGGAAAGTTTTGCGTTCTTCTATTTTCTCGTTATCTTCTTTAGCCATTTTGTAAATGGTTTCAAGTTTTACTCTCTTAATCATTTTACACGTCTCCTATTTCACTTTGCAATCTTCTAACACAACTCTTTCTAACAAAGTAACAACATAATCAGGCGGATTTCTTTTACCACCCTCCCAGTTTTCAATTGTCCTTTTGGGAATTTTGTACTTATCGGAAAAAGCCTGCTGACTTAATCCAGAAATTAATCTAATTTCTTTGATGTTCATATTGTTTTACCTCTTAATACGCCCGAGCATACGAAATAAAATTCTGCTCGGCGGTCTCGTCAACAAGTTCCGCCGGGATTCTCACCCAGTCCTTTCCCAGAGATTTTATAAAATCATCTTTCTGGGATTCTGCGCCACACAGCCAATCTGCTGTGACTTTGGCACATCCGAAGTTTTCGGAATTGTTCCGGGCTACCTGTTTCAATTCGAATTTTTTCATTTCTGTTTCCTCCTTGATTTTTGTTCTCCCTTGTTTCTGATATTATCATACCACTCAGTGGGTGATATGTCAATACTTTTTTGATACTTTTTTGAACTTCTTAGATTAATACTTCTGTGCAAAAATATAATCAGAAAGGCGGTGTATAAGATGGCATTATATAATAATCCTTATCAATATAGTTTTGGCGTTCCGGGGCAGATGAATCAGTTCCAGCAACAGCCTGTCCAGATGCCGGCTCAACCAGTACAACAGCCCCAGCAGAATAACAATGGCATCCTGTGGGTGTCTGGAGAAGTCGGTGCAAAATCTTATCTGGTAGCACCCGGAACAAGTGTTTTACTGATGGACAGTGAGAGCGAAAAGTTCTACATAAAATCCACAGACGTTTCCGGTATGCCACAGCCATTACGGACGTTTGAGTACCACGAAATAGGCACTCAGATGCCACCTAAACAGCCTGCTCAGAACATGGACAGTAAATATGTCACCAGACAGGAATATGACGATTTAAAGGGCAAATACGAAGCTATTATAAACCGATTAAATTCTTTTTCTGAACCTGTTAGAGCTAATACCGCACAGGAATCAGCAGTCAAGGGAGGAAACGCAGATGAGTAATCCATTATT